TGAAAGCCTCACAGGTTCAAATCCTGTCATTCCGACCAAATAAGTTGTGGGTATAATAACACTTGAAACCCTCGAAAATTTGTGGTAGTCGTATAATGGTTATTATACCTGGTTGCCATCCAGGAGATGCGGATTCGATTTCCGTCTACTGCTCCAAAAGTAAATAATATGGTCAGTTGGCAGAGTCTGGCTTATTGCACCTGACTTGAAATCAGGCGTAGTGAAAGCTACCGTGGGTTCAAATCCTACACTGACCGCCATATATTCACCAGTATATCAGTTGGTTAGATAGCACGACTGATAATCGTGAGGTCGAAGGTTCAAATCCTTCCTGGTGAACCATAAATGCTCTGGTGGTGGAACTTGGTATACACGCAGCACTTAAAATGCTGTGCCGCAAGGATTGAGGGTTCGAATCCCTCCCGGAGCACCAAATAAAACTATTTTAGAAAGGAGAATTAATATGGATAAACCTAAAAGAAAGTTTAAAAATATTATTAGAAGTATTTTTGGACAAATATTTAGAAAACATGCTTTTACCAATATATTTATAACACATAATGCTTTTGGTATATTTAGTATTAATTCTCATATTAATCAACATACAGGACAACCAAAAGTAACGTATGGTAAAAAAAGTGCTAAGAAATCTGCTGAAGCAATGAGTAAGAAAATTAGTGCTAAAGAAGGAATGCCAATTCATTTCTCAGAATACAAATGTATGTTTTGTGACGGATACCATATAGGTAAAAATCGTCAAAATAAAACAAAAGAAGAAAAATAAATTTAGAAAAAGGAGAACGACGTATATGAAGCGAAAATGTAGATGTCGAAAATGTAGGAAATTTAATAAACAGCATAAACAATGCGTCGTTAGCTCAGACGGTTTAGAGCAATAGACTTTTAATCTATGGGTCATGAGTTCGAATCTCATACGGCGCACCATAAATGCACCGTTAGCTTAATAGGTAGAGCTCTGGTCTCTTAAACCTGAGGTTACAGGTTCGATTCCTGTACGGTGCACCAAGATGCTCCGTTAACTCAGCGGAATAGAGTAATCGCCTTCTAAGCGATAAGTCGGGAGTTCGAATCTCTCACGGAGTGCCATATACATAGGGTAGGTAGCCAAGCGGATTAAGGCGCGGAGCTGCAACCTCCGTATTTTGTCGTCGGTTCGAATCCGACCCTATCCTCCAAATAATCCCTTAATAACCCAACGGTAGAGGTAGTAAGCTCAAATCTTATAAAGTATTGGTTCGAATCCAATTTAAGGGACCATTAATTATATGTAATTTTATATTAAATATTCTCTCTTAGTATAACGGTATTACGAGGCAATGGTAATGCTTTAATAGTGGTTCAACTCCGCTAGGGAGAACCATAAATGCTTCTTTAGCTCAGTCGGTAGAGCAGTGGCCTGAAGAGCCTCGTGTCCTAGGTTCAATCCCTAGAGGAAGCGCCAAAATATCGCTGTAGTTTAAATGGTAAAATTGCCGACTCCAAATCGGTTGGATGAGTGTTCGAATCATTCCAGCGGTGCCAATAAAAATTAAATCCTCCGGTGACGCAACTTGGTTAGACGTACTAGTCTTAGAAACTAGGTTTTGCAGGTTCGACTCCTGCCCGGAGGACCATAAATATAAATAGGACCGTGGTGAAGTGGTTGAACACATCTGGCTTTGACCCAGACACCGTAAGGCTATCGCAAGTTCGAATCTTGCCGGTCCTGCCAAAAATTTTTATACATGGTGAGGTTAGTCCAAAGGTTAAGACACTGGTTTGTGGCACCAGGTATATGGGTTCAATTCCCATACCTCACACCATTTTTTTTGTTTTCCAATTGTATATTGTATATATAATTAAAAAATAGAGGTGAATAAAATGAATTTTACTGAAAATGAAATTAAATCAAAGTTATTTGAAAATTATATTGACCAGTTAATTACTGAAACTAATTTTTGTTTAAGAAAATTTAAGGATGGAGAAACTAATTATCTAGACATTTATAAAAGAGTTATTTATTCAATATTTAGAAGTTATAGGGCAAATCTATCTTCTTTAAATTTGGATGAACAAGGTAAAGATAGATGTTTTAGAAAACCTACTAAGGATGAAGAAAAAGAATATGACTGTTCTCAAAATACAGAAAAAGTAAAATTCCCTTTAAATAGAATTTTAGAATATAGAAATGAAACATTTCCTGAATATTTAGATGATGCAGGAATGGAAACATTCATTGAATTTGTTGGATTTGATGGAAAAGTTAAAACTATACGAACTAATGATGTTGATTGGGATTATGAATTAGATAGAATAATGGATTATGAAAGATTATGCTATTATACTATTGAAGACAAATATAATTTATTATTAAATGATAATTGGTTTAAGATAATTTAATATTGTATATAATATTATAAGGAAGGTGATATTATATGGATTCAGTAATTGTTTTTACAATAATGATGATAATTATTGGTATAATTGGCATAATTGGTTTATCTATAATTGCATTTAAAGGAAGAAATAAATGTGCTCCTTTTAAACAAATGAGAAAGAAGAAAGACTTTGATAATTGTTATGATTTAAACAATAAATCATATTATTATGGAAATACCAATAAGAAGAGGAAATAAATTGTATATATTATATGTAAAATAATATAGTGGAGAGGGTCGCCTAGTGAAAGGTAACAGTTGGAAGACACTTTTGGTTGCATACATCCAGGGGTTAGAAGATAACCTAAAAAGAAAGACCTTAGAATATCTGCGGCTAGGAGTAGATATTCAATTCATATAGGGGTATAAGAGGTAATGGTAGCCGTGGAGTCTTCAAAACTTCGTGTCCGGGTTCGAGTCCTGGTACCCCTGCCATAAAAAGACTTAGATGGTTTAATAATAAGGAATTAGCGCTACCTTATAGAATGCTATCATTTCGAGATGGAGATGTAAGTTTTGGTCTTACTCTAAGTTATTTAAAAATTCCTCCTAAAATAACTATTCAGTAATGGATAGTTATTTTTTTATTGTATAATTTATATATGAGGTGTGTGAATGGAAACATTAATTAAATTTAAAGAATTTGTTGATGAGATTCAACAAAATAATTCAAGAAATTATAAAATGGATATTCTACGAAAATATAATGATAACCAAAATATTAAGGTATATTTAGATTTTATTTATAATCCTTATAAGATTACGGGTATATCAGAAAAGAAGCTTTACAAAGAAATTTGAATGGAATGTGAAGAAGTTACAAGTATGTATGAGCTTATGAATTATTTAGTAACTCATAATACTGGTAGAGATGAGGATATTTGTAAAGTTCAACAATTTAAAGATTTATTAGAAGTGGATTATTATGAATTATTTGATGCCATAATTACAAAATCATTAACCTTAGGTGTTGATGTATTAAGTATTAATAAATGTATGGGTAACTTCATTCCGCAATTTTCCGTTCAACTTGCCAATAAATATTTTGATAAACCTGAAATTGTAAATGGTAAGGCCTTTGCTTTAACTAGAAAAATTGATGGTTCTAGAATTATTGCTATTAAAGAAAATGGTGAAGTTACTTTCTATACTAGACAAGGACAATTATATGAAGGATTAGTTGATTTAGAAAAAGAAATGTTAGAAACTATGCCTGATAATATTTGTTTAGATGGTGAATTAACTATATTAAATCCTTATACTGTTGAATTAGATGAAGAAGGAAGACCAGCAGTAGGTATAAAATTAACTTCAAAAGAGCAATATAAAGCATGTATGAAAATTTCTAGAAAAGATGGAATCAAACACGGTTTAAAAATGTTAGTATTTGATTGTATGAATGCCTCAGAATTTAAAAACCAATTCTGTAATAGACCATATAAAAGTAGAAGACAAATGCTAGTTCAAATTTTTAGAAATAATTTTGTTATGGAAGATGTTAATTATGATACTGATTTAGCAAATTTAAACCATACTTATTTTGAAATGCTACCTATTTTATATGAAGGTGAAGATACAGAACAAATAATGCCTATTCTAAATAAAATGGTTGATAATGGTGAAGAAGGTATTATGATTAATATATTAGATGCTGGATACGAATTTAAGAGAACCAATTCTTTATTAAAAGTAAAGAAAATGCAAGACCTTGATTTAGAGGTAATTGGTTATGAAGAAGGTTCAGGAAATTTCGCTAATATGTTAGGTGCCTTATTAGTTAGATATAAAGATGGAAATACTGTTAAAGTAGGTTCAGGATTAAGTAAGGAATTAAGGCAAGAAATTTGAAAAAATCCTGATTCATATATTGGTAAAATTATTTCTGTTCAATATTTTGAAGAAACAACAAATCAAAATGGTGGATTAAGTTTGAGATTCCCAGTATTTTTAGATTTTAGAACTGATAAAAATGTAGCAGATTTTTAAGAGGTAATATTATGTCAAAAATAGATGAGTTAAAAATTGGAGATAGTATATATGTTAGACAAACCGCTCCAATGGATGATGAAGAAGAATATCGTTATTATAAATCCATAATCTATAAAATTGAAGGAGATAGAATTTATAGTAAGTATACTAGAAATAATTTGAGATTTAACTTTAAAAAAGAGGATGTATTTTATATAGAAAGTAAAGATAAATATTATGTAAATAGATTTGAAACACGTTGAGACGGAATATACGGATAGGAGGTAAATTATGAATTATAATTTTGACAAAGATACATTATATCAAGTTATGACCGAAGGAATATGGTACTATAATAAATTAGGAGAAGTAGGTCATAATACAGATGTAAAAGTAGATACACATTATATTAATTTTAAAGTTTTTGGAAGAAATATGGGTTTTAATTGGAAGGACTTAAATATAAAATTCTTTTTAACTAAAAGTGAAGCTGAAAAAGCAGCTAAAGAATATTTAGATTCTCTATTAAAATATGTTGATATTAATACCCTTAAAAAGATAGTTAATTTAAAAGAAGATGATGTAATAGTTGAATTAAGTTTTTCAAAAAATTTATTTCATAGAACAGTTGAGCAGTATTCTCATTGAGATAAAAAGCAAAAATCATTTATTATTGTTAGCGAATATGATGACGATTATGGTGGAGGATATGATGAATTTGAATATCCTATTCATGAATATGGTCATTCTTGGTTTTTAACTGAAAAAGATGCAAAAGAGCATATTTATAATTCATAAGGAGGTAAAATTATGGGCTTATTACCTGATATTTATAAACCAATATATAAAAGAGAAAACAGAAAAGAATACCAATATGACGATGATATTGCTGTTTTATTTTATAAAGGAAATAAAATTGATAGAGGCGAATTTGAGAAATTCACTAAAAAAGAATGAATGGAAGAATCTTATTATGTCAAAAATGTAGAGGAATTAATTGAGGATATTACAGGTACATTTATTCCATTGGATTTTGAAGATAAGGAATTAACTTGGCCTTTTATTTGGGAAAGAATGGAATGGCATGAATATAATTATTCTTTCCATTACGGTAATTGGGAATTGGTTGTACTAGATATTTAGGAGGTAGTTTATGTTTATAAGAACTAATTCAAATATCTATGAAATAGGTAAAGAAGATATTATTATAAAGGATAAAGAAGTTACCGGATATTATATTGGTGAAATGGATGTAGTTAAAGAAGAACAAGTAATAGCTAAAACCAATAATGATGTTGAGGATTTAGTTGATTGTTTTGTCTTATATGTAGATGGTAAATATAAATTTGCTAGCGAAGACCTATTAGCTATTGAAAGCTATGCTATTAAATATGAATTTGATAAGGTAGAAATATATGGAATGATATTTACTAAGTCTAGATTTAATGGCGAGGTTGGAACAAAATTAATTTGTAAACATGACGTGGATGAAAAAGGTCACGGTTATTATAAATTAATTAATGTAATGAATATAACTAGATAAGGAGAATTAATTATGGGATATACTGTTAAAGATTTAAAAATGTATATTAAATATCTAAAAAAGGCATTAAAAATGATAAATAAAACATATAAATGGCCTTGGAATCCAATTCCACAACCATTATCTATTAAACAGGATTTGGAAAACCAATTAAGATATTATAAGGATTTACTACATAAATTAAGATGGGAAAGTGATTAATGTGATAGAAACTAATTATATGAGATTTGATGTTAAAGACCAAGAAAAAGGTTTACATCTTAAACTCTTAAACTATTTAATGGAATATAATAAAAATAGTGAAAATAGTTATATTGAAATTGTAGTAAAACCAGCTGGTTATGATGATGTTATTGAAATAGAATGACTTCAAAGTAATTATGATAGATATGATACAGAACCTCATTTTAGAGCAGTTGGTGAGGATGAACGTGTTATGTTTGAATATGAATTTCCAGACAACCATTTTGAATGGGTAGAATCGATGGAAGAAGGTAAGGAAAGAGTTGAAGAATGGTTAAAAGAAAATCCTGGTTGGATTAAAACTAGTTATGGTAGATGAATTAATAAGGAAGAGAATGATAGATTAATAAAAGAATTTGGGTTAGATAAGGAAGGTAACGAATAATGGGTAGAGAATTAATCGTTCAAATAAGAGATAGAAGTAGAAACTTTCAAGTTATGGATGAAGATTATGTTTGTGGTAGAGATGATGCTACAAATTATATTGCTAGTTTAGTTTATGATAGAAGATGTAATTTACCTGATGTTGATGAGGACAAATTAGAAGGAATTGAATTAAGCGATAGATATTCCTTAATATTTGATATAAGTGATAAAGAACAATTTCGTGAATTATCTAATATTTGTAATAGATTAAAGGAATATAAGGATAAGGATTATGCCGTAATTAATAAGGTTAAGGACAGATTAGAGGATTTAAGGATTTGTAGAAGGAATTGTAATACTTATTTGGAATTTGAGAACTTCACTGATGCAATGGAAGAAGCAGAAACGTGATTAGAAAATGAAGATTATTCTAGAGCAGGCTCATTATTAGATATGCTTACTGATTGTAGAAGAATGATAGAAAATAAAAATACACCTGAAAGTACCTTACCTTCTAACGGAAATTATGAAATTGTTATCATTTTAAGTGAATAATAGAAAATTTTAAAATACTAAATTATTTGTAAAAAAAATATTGTATATATAATATGTAAGAAATAAAAAGTGGTTGGCAAACCTCTTTAAATAAAATTGCATAAGTCGCGTACAGCAAATCTATTAATGTCTATAAAGAAAAATTTTTTAAAAGCATGATAGAAGAAAGTTACAGAACAACAAATACGTTTAATACTGTAATTTAATGGACTGTGAAGGACTATATGTTGAAAGCTAGTAGCGAAGGCGACTAGTAAAATAAAGCATTAGTTAGTAAGGTATGGTAGATAGCAGTCAAACAATTTAATATCAACGTGCATAAGCACCTCAGTTATGTTATCATTGATATCAAATTTATTGGAAATAGGATTCCAAAATATGATATTATAATTAAAAGGAGAGTTAGAAAATGAAAACATATTATGAATCAGAATTAAAGGAATTAGAAGGTAAGAAATTAACCGACGTTAAGGAGCTTGAAAAAGCAGAACAAGAGGATAATACTAATAAAGAAAAGAAAGAATTAGCATTAGCGGAAAAGAAGCAAGAGTTAGCTAACATTAATGGGGCAGTAAATAATTATTTAAAACTTGTAAAGGAAAATAATGAAAAGCGTGCCGAATTAAAACAAGCAGAGCAAGAAGCTTATGAGGCATATAGAAAAGAGTTAGATGATTTCTCAAAAAAGCATAATGGCTATCATCTAACATATAAATATGATGGCGATAATGTTGAATTCCAAATTGAGGAAGTAAAGCAAAAAACCATTGAAGACTATTTCAAGGAAATGGAAGAAGCTAGACAAAGATTCAATAACTTCTGGAATAGTTTTTGGTTTTAATAAGTAAATAGAATTTAGAATTTCTGAGGTAAAAAGATAAAAGCCGATTTAGTTCGGCTTTTTGTTTACTAAAATAATTATATTCTTGGAGGTAAGGACAATGTCAGAAAGAGTAGATAATTTAGTACAAATGTTAGATACCTATGTCGATGACGGAGGGTATCATTTAAATGTAAACGTTTTTGATAGAGAGTTATTATTAGATGCTCAAGCTCATCCTGAAAAGTATCCTCAATTAACTATTAGAGTTAGTGGTTATGCTGTTAATTTTATTAAGCTTACAAAAGAGCAACAAGATGATGTAATTAGACGTACCATACATGAAAGTATGTAAAATTTCCGTTTAAAACGGTTTGTTTTTAATATATAATAATTTATATATTAAGTATTTAAAAATTAAAAATAGAAGCAATTTTATATTGAAAATTAAGGATTATTAGGTGTTAATAATCCTTTTTTATTGTATAATTAATGTAAAATAGAGGTGAGTAGAATGATAACTTATAAACAACACGTACCGGCATTTATTAATGATGGTGATGGTGGTGAAGTATTTAAATGTAATAAGTTAGAAGAATTATTAGACCATTTAAAAGAATGGCTTGATAAAAAAGACTTTAACTTAGTATTCGCTTATGGAGATAGTAACACTATAATGGTATCAGCCACTAATACAGATTGGTGGTGGGTTTTAGGTTATGTAGAAGGTATTAGCTTAAAAAAGCACTTACCTCACTACGAACATTGTCATTTATTTAAAGTAGAAGATAAAATAAAAATAGTTAATTTTGCAGATGAGTCTAGGTCAGGATTATTTGCAATTACTTCAATGTTAGGCGATGAATGTTCCTTATGCTGTTTAGAAGATGGTAATTCATTTGCTTGGACGCCATTAGAAAAATTAAATTTTGTAAGATATGCAGATAAGGAAGATATAGATTTATTAAATAATTATAAATTAAAGGAGGAATAGTTAATATGAGACTAATAGGTGCAAAGGAATTTTTAAATACCGTTAAAACTGGAACCTTATGTGTTCAATTTTGGATGAATAATAAGGCAGAATGTATTGATATAATTAATGATTATAAAGATGGACTAGATATAGTTGATTTATATGGAGATGATTATTTCATTTATGGCGATAACGGTGGCTCATTAATGTTTGGTGATTGTGATTGGGAAGTAAGAGATGTAGTTGAAATAAAAGGTAAAGAATATACTTGTTTAGACTATATGGATTTAAATATTATTGGAGATGCTTGTCCTTATACAACTTTATATCTAGTTTTTGATAATGAAGATGAATATCCTGAATATATTGATATTGTATATAGTGGACAAAGAATAAGTAGAGAGGAAATTATTAATATTAGAGATTGGTTTAAGACTGCAGATATTTTTAGAGATGAAATAAATAATCCACAACAATGGGTAGCTGAGGCTCTTGAAAATTTAAGCGATGACCCAATCGTTACCTATAAATAGGAGGAAATATGAAAGAATTAAAATTATTAAAATTTATTAAAGAACATAATAATTGGGAAGAATTATTAACAAAAGACCCTTATAATTTAAAGATTTCAAGAGATAATGGTTATATTATGTTTAAATATAATCAATTAAGTTCTGACTTCTCAATTCCAGAAGTTAGGGAAGCTAGAGGTATTATATTTAGAGAATCAGATTGGAAATGCGTTTGTCACGCATTTGATAAATTTATGAATGCAGAGGAACCAAATTCTGATTTAGATAAGATAGATTGGAATACAGCATCTGTCCAAGAAAAAGTAGATGGTTCTATAATGAAAGTTTGGTATGATAATGGTTGGAATATATCTACAAACGGAGTTATTGACGCATTTAAAGCACCATTAGAGTGTGAAGATAAGAATTTAGATTCTTATGGTAAATTATTTATTGAATGTTTACATAAAATGGGTATTGATGAACATGACTTTTTTGGAAGTTTATGTACCTTAGGAACTTATATCTTTGAAATGGTTTCTCCTTATAACAGAGTTGTTATTGATTATAATGAATTTAAAATTTATTTATTAGGTATTAGGGATAATGAAACTAATGAAGAATTCTTTGTAGATAGAATAAATATGCACGGTGTAGATGGTGTATTAGAAAAACTATGGGAAATGATACCTACTCCAAAAAGATATAAATTAACTAGCTATGAAGATGTTGTTAAAGCCGCAAATGAATTAAATCCAGATAATAATATTTTAAATGAAGGATTTGTTGTATGTGATGATAATTTTAATAGAGTTAAGGTAAAATCCTTCGTATATGTTAAGGCTCATAGATTAGGTAATGGTGGAGTTGTTTCAGATTTAAAATTAATTGATTTAGTATTACAAGGCGAGGAAGATGAATTTTTAGCTTATGTTCCAAGTTGCACTGAAAGAGTTAATAAAATAAAAACTAATATGTTATTATTTAGATTAAAAATTAAATTTATAATCAAGGAACTAAAACCTGAAACTTATAATAGCAGAAAAGAATATGCGGAAGTAGTAAAAACATATCCAAAACATTACCAACAATTCTTATTTAGATATGATAAATTAGATGATACATTTAATAGATTAATGCCAAGTAAATGGAAACAAATCTTAGAAGCATCTAATTTATTATAAAAAATATTAAAAAATATTAAAGATGGTAGTAAATATACCTTCTTTTTTATTGTATATTTTAATATAGAGGTGATAATATGATTGGAAAATATAAATATGATTTTAATATTCCACAAAATGTTAAGGATTTATTAAATAAATTACATACTAAATATGAGGCATATATTGTAGGAGGATGTGTTAGAGATTTATTATTAAATAAAACTCCTAAAGATTATGACATTACCACAAATGCAACCCCTGAACAAATCAGGGAGGTATTTAAGGGTTATGCATTAATTAACAATAATGGTGAAAAGCACGGAACCATAACAGTTAGATATAATAATGAAAATTATGAAATTACAACTTATCGTTTAGATGGTGAATATACTGACCACAGACATCCAGATGAGGTTGTATTTACAAGTAACCTTCAGCAAGATTTATCAAGAAGAGACTTCACTATTAATGCCTTAGTATATGATGGTAAATATGTTATAGATTATTTTGGTGGTATAAATGATTTAGAACATAAATTAATTAAGGCTGTAGGTGAACCTAGAAAACGTTTTGAAGAAGACGCATTAAGAATTTTAAGAATGGTTAGATTTGCATCAGTATTAGATTTTGATATTGATATGGATACCTTAATAACCGCAAGTGAATTAGCGTTTGAATTAATTCACATTGCAAAAGAGCGTAAAACTATAGAATGTAATAAATTAGTTTGTGGTAAAGGATTTGCTAGATTATTGCTAAATGTATTAGTTTATAATATTTTAGAACAAGTTTTACCTTTTGAAAAACCTGTTTATCTTAATTCATCTGGTTCTATTTATAGAATCTTTAATAATCCTATTTTAAAGGATAGAGATTATGTTTTATCCTATTCATTACTTTTTAATAGATTAAGTGGTAGAAACGTTTTATTTTGTTATCTAGTTTTGTCAAACGAAGATAAAGATAAGATAAGAGATATTTGTATTACACATAATGAGAAGTTACGAATTATTAATGATACTAATATTAAATATTTAATTACTAAGTCATTAAAGGAATTAAAACATAACGATAATGAGCAATATTGCAGATATATTATGTCTCAGGCAGTAAAATTTGCGTATGCTATTGGAACTATTAATGATGAACAAGTAGAAACAATTCATAAAGAATTTGAAGATGTATTAAATTATGGTTGTTATTCCTTAAAACAATTAGCAATTAATGGTAATGATTTAATTGAATTAGGATTAGAACCAGGACCTGTTATTAAAGATATTTTAGAAGGTTATTTAAATGATGTAGTTGAGGGTAAACTTGAAAATAAAAAGGAATTTTTATTAGCAAATGCTAAACAATTAGTAGCAAAATTACATTAATTGTATATATTAAAGATAGGAGATGATATTATGCCAACATTTTTAATGTTAGTTGGATTACCTGGTTGTGGTAAATCGACTTTAGCAGAAAAATTAAAAAGTACACATTTTTTAGTAAGTGGTTATAAGAGAAAGAGACCCGACGCTGTAATATTGTCTTCCGACAGTATTAGAGGAGAGTTATATGGTGATGAAAATTGCCAAGATAATCCTGAACAAGTATTTAAAATAATGTTTGATAGAACTATTCAAAATTTAAATGATGGTTTTGACGTTATCTATGATGCTACAAACATTAATAGAAAGAAAAGAATTAATTTATTAAAAGAATTAAATAAAAAAGTTAAGGTTGATTTTAATAAATATTGTTTTGTAGTTTATACTGATTTAAAAGAATGTTTAAAGCGAAATGCAAATAGAGATAGAAAAGTTCCAGAGGAAGCAATTTATAGAATGTTAAAGAACTTTGAAATTCCTGTTTATAATGAAGGTTGGAATGTTATTGAAATTAAATATACTACTCAACCTAATATTCCTTATTTGACAGCTGTTAATGACATTGTAGGACCAGTACCACACGATAACCATTGGCATAATATGGATGTAGATCTCCATATGTATTGTGCGTTGGATTATTTTGAAGTTAAATTTGAAGCACAGACTTTTCCTATCTATTTAAAATATGCTATTTTATATCATGATTTAGGTAAGAAGATTTGTAAAACTTTTATTAATAGAAAAGGTGAAAAGACCGATGAAGCTCATTTCTACCAACACGCAAATGTCGGCGCCTATTTAGCAATGGGTATTAATTTTGATGGATTTAGAGACCACAATTTTTTAGGTCCTATTAATGAATTTACAGAGCAAGATAAATATAAAATGATTGTATTAATTAATTACCATATGAGACCATTGGAAGCTTGGAAAGATTCTAAAAAGGTTGAGAATGAAGATAGTAAATTACTAGGTGCCGAATTGTATTGGTATTTGAAGATTATTCATGAATGTGATGAAATGTCAGAACAAGATCCTGAATGGGTAGAAAGATTTTTAAAATGCCATTTATCGACAAGTTATAGAAAATATGGTTTAAACTGGGCTAAGTATGTAGACCCCATAAGAGAGGAGTATGAAAATGAACGAAAGCAGTAAAGGTGGAATGACTCTAAGCGGTATTGGTTTTATTGTTTGGATTGTATTCCTAGTATTAAAGTTATGTGAGGTATTACCTGAATCATTTTCTTGGTTTTGGGTTTGGTTTCCTTTATGGATTGGTCCTGCAATAACTATTGGTTTATCACTAATAGTTTTTCTAATTGTTTTAATTATAGGATGGTTGGATTAGTATGGATAAAAGACAAATACTAGGAAAATCTAATATAAATTTAAGAATTAATAAAAAACGTAAAATAATGCCAAAAGGAACTTTCACTTATAGTTCCGATTTTGTAGCTGGTTTATATAAGAAATGTGCCAGATATGAAGAGATTGAGGATATGTTTGGCTGTGATTTTGAAGTTATTATTAAGTTAAGAAAACAAGGTTATTTTTATGATGCTGATGGTAATAGAATGCAAATTAAATTAGTTGGCATTGAACCTAGTACCTTACCTTATATTGAATATTATTCAAGTGTTACTAAAACAGTAATTACTCGAATTGAAGTTTTAAAGGATTACAAACATACTTGGTGGTTAAAGAAAGATAAGAGTGAATAATATGGAAGATATTAAATTAGAGAACAAAGAAATGGAAAAGAACGTAAACCATCCGGACCATTATAAAACACATCCAATGGAATGTATTGATGAAATGGTTGTGGTATTTGGTATTGACGCTGTTATAGATTTTTGTAAATGTAATGCTTGGAAGTATAGATATAGAGCTGGAAATAAGGATGATATCAAACAGGATTTAGCAAAGTCAGATTGGTATCTTAATAAAGCTAAAGAATTAGAACAAGAAAAAGCTAAAATTAATATGGTTTCTTCAGGAGTGAAATTATTATAATGATTGATAAAGAGTTTAGAGAAAGATTGGAAAGAATGTTTAAGGACGAACCTCATAAACCACAATTATTTGAGGATCACGCATATGATAAATCCATAATGGGAATGACTAATACCGGACAATTTTTATATGATTATGCTAGAATGGTTAAAGAATTTATGGAAGATGAAAATTGTAGTGAGGATACAGCGATTGAGTGGATTGAATATAATACTATTCCAGCGTTAGATTATAATAGTGATCCTTATAAACCAGTTATTATGTATAGAATGGAGTATTTAGAAGATTTATATGAGTAATGAAGTAAAAATTAGTATGATTGAAAGTCCAACTGAACAAGATTGGTTGGAAGTTAAAAGAAGAGCATTAGTTACAGTAGGATTAAATGTTAAAAATGCACCTGATTTTGAATGGAAGAAGAAAATCTTACAAGCAGAACATAGTCCTATTAGAAGATTACATTTTAGTTTCTTTTTAGAAAATATCCCTTCTTGGGTTGCTACTCATTTATGTAGACATATACACGCACAACCATATGTTAAGTCACAAAGAAATGATAGACAAAAAGATTATGATAGAAATAAGGCACCGCAAGATGCACCTGTTAATATGATATGGGATATGAATGCAGAGGAATTAATGACAATATCGCATAAGCGTTTATGTAATCAAGCAAGTTTAGAAACTAGAAAAGTTGTAAGAGAAATGTGCAGATTAGTTCTTGAAAAATATCCTGAATTTGAAGGATTATTAGTTCCTTTATGCGAATATAGAAACAATAAATGCACAGAAATGTTTCCGTGTGAAAAGGCTAAAACATTTAAGTAATTGTATATTTTATAAATAAGGTGGTGATTAGTATGTCTAAAAGTTATCCAAATGAAAATACAGTAAACCTATTACAAAAGGAAGCGGATAAATTAATTGGATATGATAAAAGGCGTTCTCAGTATTATAATAAAGGTCCGTGGGAATATTTTATGAAAAGACAAGTTCCTTGGTATGGTTTAATTGAACTAAATCAATTAAAAATAATTGAAATGAGAGATTGGGTACAAAACTATACCTATTTAACTAAAAGGTCTATAAAAAGACAGGTTAAGCAAATGACTGAGGCTATTGATCTAGGTTATAAGATATTAGCAGACGAATATAGTAATGAGTCACATAAATGGTTAAGAGAAAATACTGTTCCAATCACCTTAATTTATAAAGGTACTTTAAAGGATAAGAATTTAGTTGCTAAGTTATATAATAGTGATATATTTGATGACCTTGTAGAAAAATTTAATTTTGATGACTATAAATTAAGTGATGAAGCAAATCAAAGATTAATTAATTATATTAAGGATAAAGATACTAGAAAGATAAATGATTGGTTAAGAGATAATAATTTAAACGATAAAGATATACTTACCGCCTATACCTCAGAATATACTAATGGTTTAAGTGAAGAAGAAAACCAAGATATATTTCATAAAATGCTAATAGCAGATGCTAAAGCTAGACAAAAGGATATTAGAAAATATTTTGGTTTAATTGCAAAATATTATGATAGTTGGGGTGATTAAATGAAATTAGCTGAATTAATTAAAGAAAGAAGACAGGTAAAGGAAAATAAAAAGTTAATTGAGGAATTTCCTTTTTTATTACCTAGAAATAGATGAAGTGGACAAGTTGACCCTAACTATGATTACACTTATACCGAATTAGATGCTATGCCTTATGGTTGAAGGAAAGCATTTGGTTTAGAAATGTGTAAGGAAATTAAAGAAGAATTAATTAAATGTGATTATTTAAATGATTATAGAATTACCGATATTAAGGAAAAATATGGTTCTTTAAGATGGTATGATAATGGTTATCCAGCTAGTTCCAAAATTGCTGAAATAATTTATAAATATGAAATGATGTCTGAAAATGTATGTATTAATTGTGGTAAAGCAGCAAAGTATGTAACAAAAGGTTATATTGAATTTGTTTGTGAAGATTGTAAAAAATATTTAATTGAAAATAATCATTATACAGAAAAGTCATTTACCGAAATAGAGGAATAAATAATGAGTAAAGTTTTAGAAATAATTAGAGAAAGAATAAAACATTTAGAAAAAGATATAGAGGAATTACATGTAGACGCTGCTAAATGGTCTATGTATGAATTTGATGAAGACCGTAATCCTTATTATGATTATATGGATAAGGATGAAGCAAAAATTAAGGATTTGAAGGAACTAGAATCTTATTTAATGGAAGATGAAAAGAAATTAGAGGCATTTGAAATTATTAAGAAGAAAAATGTATTAATATCTAATTTAAAAATTTCCAATAATTTAGTTGAGTATAATAGATGGGTAGATGATGAAAGTATTCTTACTCAAGAAGAATTTGAATTGCTAAAAGAGGTATTATGGAATGAGCACAATTAAAAAACCTGATTGAGTATATGAGCAAATGCCTGAAATAGAAAAGAATTTAAATAAATTCTTTATTAAATTATTAGAAGAAGATTTTAATAATGTTGATGCCTTATTAGAATTAAAAGAGTGTGCTATGAATATGTGGGAAAATAAACAATTAACTGATTCAGAGCATTGTGATATAGAGGCATATTTAGATTATAAATTAAGTTTGTTATAGGAGTGATAAAATGAAGTATTTCGTAGTATCAGATCTGCATTCATTTGGAAATCTATTAGAAAAAACATTAAAGAAATGTGGATTCAATAAAAGAAATAAAAATCATACCTTAATTGTTTGTGGTGACGTTTTTGATAGAGGATTAGATACTATCAAGGTATATAACTATCTAAAATCAATTCCTAAAAAGCGTTGTATTTTAATTAAAGGTAATCATGAAAGTTTATATTTTGATTTATTAACTAAATACTATCCAGATCCACATGATTTCAGTAATGGAACAGTTATAACCTTTGCACAAATAGCAGGTTATGATTTGGATGTAGTTTATGATTTAAGGACTGCAGATAGTCAAGGTTTATCTTCAATGTTTGGAGATAAGTATGATATGGACCCTAAATATTTAGATTTATGGAGAGATATTAAGAAAAAAGTTAGAGAATCAGAAATTACTAAATGGTTACAATCTAAACAATGGGTAAATTATTATGAATTAGATAAATATATCTTTGTTCACTCATTTATACCATTGACATATGTTGGAGAACGCTCATTAAGTGAGGATTATTGTTTATACTATGGTTGGGTTCAATACTTTGAATTTAAAGAAGATTGGCGTAATAGTAGTAATGAAGAATGGGAAGCAGCTTCTTGGGGTTGTCCATATAAATTCTTTGATGCTGGTTTATTTAATAATGAAGTGGAAAACGGTAAAGTTTTAGTTTGTGGACATTATCGTTGTTCAGAATTTAATAAACGTTATTTAAATAGAGAGTTTCATGATTTATATTATGGTAAAAATTTAATTGCAATTGACGCAACCACAGCTTTATCTAATAAAATAAATGTATTTATTATAGATGAGGATGGTAAGTGTTATGACCAAAATGGTTTATTAGAATATAAGAAACCTTATCCACTTATTGAAACTGTGACTTTATGTCCTGAGGAATGAGAAAAACATAAAAATGATGTAACAAATTCTTAGAAAGGAGTAATAAAATGCCAAAATTTAATCTAAATCCTTGTTTTAAACACTGGGAAAAGTATGATAATATCTTTATAATTAGCGATACCCATTTTGGAGATGTAGTAACTGATACCATAAATGGAAATGATTATAGAGAAAAGAATACTGGCATTAAAACTCCTAGTATTGAAGAACAGGTTGCAAAAATAAATAAAGTTTGTCATAAAAATGATTTATTAATTATATTAGGTGATATTGGTGATATTGAACCTATTAAAAAATTAAAAGCAGGTTATAAGGTATTAATTATGGGTAACCATGATCAAGGTAAATCTAATTATCAAAGAGGAGAATATATTAAGGCTTCTTTTAATTTTGAAAAACATAAACTTGAAGAAAAATTAGTAGATAATAGATTATTTGATGAAGTATGGCCTGGTATTTGCTCTATTAGGGAAGATATAGTTTTAAGTCACGAACCTTATGACTCTAAATATTGTTTAAATATTCATGGACATGACCATAACTGTCAATTAATGAAAGATTTAATAAATGGAAAGGAAATTAAACCTGAAAATTATTTTGATGAACAATTGAAATATTGTAAAGATAATAACAATTATTATTTAAATCTTTGCTCAGAATGGGTTAATTATGAGCCAATAAATCTAAAGAAAATTATTATTTCTGGTATATTGAAGGATATACCTAATATACATAGAGAAGCTATTGACAAACAAATCGAAAATCCGGTTCATAAGAAACCACTAAATTAATTAGATGAGTTTGGGTAAACTTTTCCTTTCATAACCTAGACTCATCTTTTTATTTTGTTCAACTTGTATATTATTATATAATATTGAGGTGAGAAAATGAATGAAAATAAATGTTGATTAAAAGATGAATGTAAACAACTTCACTGTAATGATGAAAATGGTTGTTTGATTCAATATAAATTAACTTATTTATTTGATGAAGCAGGTATTCCTGAAAACAAAAGAAATAAACAATCATTAGTCACTGATGCTGATGGTACAGATAGACCTGAATTCCAAAAATTAGCAGATATTCAAAATAATATTTTGGAGTTTGTAAATAATGGAGACAACTTGTATATTTATAGTACGCAAGCAGGTAATGGTAAAACTTCTTGAGCTATTAGATTAGTTCAGAGTTATTTTAAAAAGATTTGGCTAAAATCTAAATTAGAATGTAAAGCTTTATTTATTAATGTACCAAGTTTCTTATTAGCATTAAAAGCAAATATAAATGAACCTAATGAATATTATAAACATATAAATGAAAATGTATTAGATTGTGATTTAGTTATATGGGATGATATAGGTAATAAGGTAGGTACAGAATTTGAAATATCACATTTATTAAGTATCATAGATACAAGAATAAATAAAGGTAAGTCAAATATTTATACATCAAATATATTACCTGAACAATTAGGAAATTTATTAGATATTAGATTAGGTAGTAGAATTGCAAATGCCTCAGAATGTATTCAATTTAGAGGTGGAGATAAACGCTATCTAAATGTAGAATAAGGAGTGATTAAATGGTACAGTTACAAACATTAAATAAGATATTACAGGATAAAGATTCATCAATAATTACATTAAATAATTTAAATGCAGATTATTTCCCTGAGTATATTCCTGAATTCTATTTTATAAAGGAACATTTAGATAAATATGGTTGTTTGCCTGATATTGAAACATTTACTTCTAAATTTGAAGATTTTGACGTTATTGAGGTAAATGAACCAACAACTTATTTATTAGAAGAATTATATAATGATAAGATTAGAAGAGATTTAACTAATAATTATAATCAATTAAGACCATTATTAATGAGTGGTGATAAAGATGCTATTGAAAAGGCATTAATGTTAGTTAAAGAAACAGCTGAAAAGTCATCACAAGCAATTAGTTTAAATTGTGTCAACTTATTTGAGGATACTAGTAGATATGATGCTTATCTAGAAAGAATGGAAAATTATGATAAGTATTTCATAACAACAGGCTTTAAAGAAATAGATAATGTTATTGGTGGATGAGATGTTAAAGAAGAATTAGCAACTATTGTAGCTAGAACAGGTATAGGTAAATCTTGGTTCTTAATTAAATCAGCAACAGCAGCTGCATTACAGGGTAAACGAGTTGGTATTTATTCTGGTGAAATGTCTGCAAATAAAGTTGGTTATAGAGCAGATACTTTAATAGGTCATTTATCTAATGGTGCATTAATTCACGGTGGTGCAAGTGTTAAGAATGAATATAAAAGATTCCTAGATGAAATGAAGGAAAAGAATTTAACATTATATGTATTAACACCAAAGGATATAAACGGTGCGGCAGGTGTGTCGGCATTAAGAGCATTTGTTGAAAAGTATAATTTAGATGTATTATATATTGACCAACATTCATTATTAGCAGATGATAGAAAAGCTAAAAATCCAGTTGAAAGAGCCTCAAATATTTCAACAGATTTAAAATTGTTACAAACAATAAAGCAAATTCCAATTATAAGTGTATGTCAGCAAAATAGAAGTACAGTAGAAGGTAAAGATTTTGATACAACTCAATTAGCACAATCTGATAAAATTGCACAAGATGCTACTGTAATTATATTTATTGAAAGAAAAGCAGATTTATTTAAATTACATTTAGTAAAATCAAGAGATACTGAAAATGGTAAGGTTATATCTTATAAGGTAGATCTTAATACAGGTAATTTTCAATACATTCCTGAGGCGGAAGGCAATGATTCTAATACCACTGCAGAGGTAGAAAATACCGGATATTCCGATGATGAGGTATTCTAATGAATGAATATATTGAAGTTCGAAGAAAGCGTATTTATACCCCTTTATTGGATATAATTCACGATATTAAAAGACAACTTCATAATGGTAAGCTAAGAGAAATAAATAAACCAAAGGATAATAATATAAGATTAACTTGCCCACATCATAAAAATGGTTTGGAAAAGGATGCAGACTGTACTGTATATATTGGACCAACATTAAAAGATTCTCGTGGAGAATTAATAGTTGCTTATGGAACAGTTAACTGTTTTGCATGTGGATTTAAGGGCGATTTTATTAAATTTGTATCCGAATGTTTTGATAAAAGTTATGAATGAGCTGAGGAATGGTTATTAGAAAACTATGCCACAGTTGAATCTGGTGAAATTATTGAATTAGAACCAATAATATTAAATAAGGAAAAGAAGAAGTATTTAAATGAATCCATATTAAATAATTTTGAAGATTTCCATCCTTATATGCTTCAAAGAAAATTAACAAAAGAAGTTATTAAGGAATTTGAAATTAAATATGATCCAAAAACAGAATGCTTAGTATTTCCAGTAAGAGATGAAAAAGGTAAATTATGGATGTTAACTAGAAGAAGTGTTAAAGATAAAACATTTATAATTGATAAAGAGAAACAAAAACCTGTATATTTATTATATTATTTATTAAAACATAATATTCAAGAATGTTATATATGTGAAAGTCAAATAAATGCATTAACTTTATGAACTCATCAATTACCAGCTGTTGCATTATTTGGAACTGGTAGTGATTATCAATATGAGATACTTAATAAATCTAATATAAGAGTTTATAATTTATGTTTTGATGGAGATGCCGCAGGAGATAAAGGTATAAGAGAATTCTTATCAAATATACGTAAAGATGTTATGGTAAATATTATAAAAATTCCTAGAGGAAAAGATATTAATGATTTAAGTTATGACCAAGTGGAAACCTTAATAACTGAATCACTTCGAACAAAATTTTAAATAAAAAGATTGTATAATATAATAAGACCTCATAGTAGGCTTAAAATAAAAAGAGAAAGAAAAAGGAGATTAAAAAAATGGCTAATGTAAGTTATGAAGATTACAAGAAGCAACAAGCAGCTAGACAAGCATCTGGCAACAATCAAGGAGAAAGAAAACCCGTTCATTTCATGAATGAGTGATTAGCAAAGGATGGAGATCAAGTAGTAGTAAGATTCCCATACACATCTAAGTCAGATATTACATTTGAAACAGTTCACAATGTAATTGGTGTATTCCCTGGCGATAAATTTGGTAAGTCAGTAAGATGTACTGGAGATGACAAATGTCCATTATGTAATTCAACAGATGAGGCAGTAAAGAAGAGAAAGTTAAAGTTTTATGCAAAGTTCGTAGTTTATAATCCAACAGCAGATGGTGCTGAATTATGTGCAACTATTTGGGAAAGACCTTCCGGTTTTGCAGATATTGACTTAACTAATTTAATGAATGAGTATGGTGATTTAAGTAATTACTTATTTAAGATTATTAAGACTGGTAAGGGTACAGAAACAAGATATAATATTATGCCTGTAAATATGCAAAGTCCAGTATATTCTAAACCTATTTATTCACAAAAGGATTTCAGTTGTTTAGAAGGTATCGATGCAACTAGAATTTTATCTAAGAGCATTGATCAATATAATGCAATTGTTAATCCACAACCTGAGGCAGAAAAGCATCAAGAGTTTAAGGTTGAAGAAGATCCAAAGGTTGACGCAGCATTAGGTCTACAAAATCAGGAAGTTAAAACAGCTGAGCAAGTTGTAAATCAATATTATAATCCACAATATGGACAAACAACTAATGTTCAACCTCAACCAACAGTTCAACCAACAGTAAATACTACACCACAAAGTCAACCTACTCAAACAACTACAAATAGTGGCGTAACAAGATATAA